ACCTTTAGCTAACTCACCAACAGCTTTATCCATTGATGTTAGTAAGCCAAATATTTGAGTTATTATGAATAAAGGATCAGTTAAAGAACCTGCTAAACTTTTACCTACAGCTCCAGCTGTTTTGGCCATTACTGAGAATTTAGTTGATCCTTTTCTAGCTGATTCTTCTCTAGCAGCATCTGCTACTTTTTCACCATCTATTAAGTCACCAAATACTGGGATTTTACTTATACCTTTTGCTAATTTTCCAGTTATACCTAATTTTTGGTTTTGGGCTTCAACTAATTTTTGTTGTTTTTCTAATTCTTTAGTATAATCAGCATTATACCCTTGAGCTTTAGCATATTCTTCAACGAGTTTTTTTTGCTTTTTAGTTAAAGAAAGAGTACCAGCATTTTGTTTTTCAATTAACTCTTCAATATTTTCAACTTGAACACCTTGTTGTCTTAAATTAGTAACAAGTTTAATACCTAACGATAATTCCTGGGCCTTTCGTTGATTAATTTGTTGTTGAATATTCTTAACAGTAAGAGATCCTTGTTCTATCTTAATAATATTAGAAGCAATATCATCAGTAATTCTAGCAAATTTATTAAATGATGCTTGTAAATCCCTAGATGTAGCTCGAGTTACTCTATCAGCTCCAGACAATGCTTGTTCAAATATGTCTCCAATTTGACCTGCTATGCCACGTAATGCATCTTCTACAATTGATGCCGTTTCCTGAGCTTTTCTCCTTATATCGTCTTGATTGTTAGCCATAATGTTTTATATGATATAAATATAGAAAAAGCCAAGTTTTAATACTTGGCTATTCTCTTACCTGGGTCTAATTTACCCTTAAAATGTGATGGTAGGTCTATCTTACCTTCTTTAATTTTTTGGGTTTGGGTTGCTAAATCATCAGATGATTTGCCCTGTTTTTCGTAGTGTTCTTGCATTTTTTTAAACGTAAACCTACGAAGCCAAATAGGCATATTATAAACCGTCTCCCAACTATATCCTCCTTGGCTATGAAAAACTATTTCATGTATTTGAGTAAATAAATTAGACCTAGCCTCAGATGCTAAATCAGATGTCAGGCCAAAAAAAGTTAAGTCCAACTGGAATTGAGACTTTTTCGTTGCTCCCGTTAGGAAAAAAGGTCAGATCTACGTCTGGTTGCACCTCCTTTATATACTCCCTTAACGCTCTGGAGTCACGAGCAAGCAATGTAGTGTCTATAAATTCACGGATGTCTTTTTGATCTCGGTTACCGTTAATTGAAGTAATAATATACTTTAAACGAGTTGATAACTCGGCTGAGGAGTTTTTGTTAATTTTCTTTAAGCCGTCTAGTTCTGCTTTAATTTTAGTTTCGTCCTTATTAGTTAATAACTTAAACGTAATTGCAATATTTGTAGCAGGTAATGTAAAATCAAATTCGTTTATACCTTTTTTAAATAATTTAGCGTTAATAGGTTTATTATCTAATGTAGATAAATCAATATTATATTCTTCTCCACCCCACATAAACTTGTAGTCTTTACCATATCCTAAAATACGAGATGCTACTAAAACTGCGTTTTTATCACCAACACACATTTCATCATAATTTACATCAGATACAATGAGTGATTTAATTAACTCATCTAATACTGTACCTTTTTGTATGTAATTAGAGTTAGTGAGAATGTCTTCTTCTCTAGCTGTCATGTATTTCATCTCAACCTTACCACTTGATAAAAGAGATGATTCGGGGTAGATTAACCCTTGTGATGGTAGTTCAACAATTTCTGTTGGGATACTTAATTTATTTTCACTCATAGATTTTATTTATTATAACTTTATGTTCTTATATAAATATATACAAAATATGTTCTTATACTAAGTTTTGATCTTTTAGTGGTTTAATATAATCGTTATAGTATCTTCTCGTAGGCATCCATTCTTGATAAAATGGATGAGGGGCATCACCTACATTGTTAATAGTATTAGAGGTAACATTCTGCGCTGGGTAAACAGTTACGGTATCAGGGTTAGGGGGAAATATAGCTGTTTCGTCATATTCTTCATCCTCTACATCCATTCCTGTTCTTTGTAATGATTCTATTTGAGGATTAGTTTCATTTGTTATTACAGGGTATTGATCTAAGTATGTACTATTAGGAGTATATACGGTTTGATACTGTGATGGAGCGCCATTAAATTCTCCTAGGTTAACATTGAGAATTGCAGGATAACTATTCGGTCTAAAAATACTAGTTGGTGGAAGTACGTGGCTTAATGTTGATATTCCGGCGCTTGAATTATCTAAATTAGACCCAGTAAACGCGAATTGAATACTATTGTTTGAGTTAGGATTAAAATTATTAAAGTAGGTATTATCTTGATTCCAATTTGTATCATACTGTTCTGGGCTTCCAAATCCACCTAAATTTACTCCTTCTATAGCTGGGTATATGTTGGGGTATGCTAGGCTACTTGGTTGTATAGCTGTTGGAGAGTATTCAAAATTATCTAAATCTAGCCCAGTTTCTCCTAAAGTAGGGATTTGAGGACTATTTGGATTTTGAATAGGTACTGCGTCTAAATAAGTGCTACTAGAATTATATGGGGATACATATTGTGATGGAGCACCGTTAAATTCTCCACTGGTTAATAATGGGTAAGCATTAGGGTATGTTATATTATTTGGGATAATAGCAGACGGTGCTGCTGAAGCTTCAGTATTATCTAATCCAGTTTTAGATAATGTAGTTGTCTGTGTACTATTAGGGGATTGTATTGGGGTATTACTTAAATAGGTATTACTTGCATCATATATACCCTGAAATATATTTGGGGCATCATTAAATTGACCTGTAACAAATGGTGGGAACCCAGGGTTACCTAGATATGTTTGGTTAAAAGGATATGTTTGGATAAATGAAGCAAAACTATTAGGGTCTAAAGTCAACCCAGTTAAATTCATATAATTAATTAAAGGATTACTTGAATCAGTTATTATATTATCATAGTTAAACTGGCTGTAGTACTTATTGTTTGAAGCCCAAATAGTAGAATATTGATTAGGTTGAAGACCAAATGATCCCATTCCTGTTTGGGGAGAAACAATTGGATAGTTATTTGGAAAAGCATTTGCATTAGGAACGGGGTCTGTAGTACTTACATTCCCAGTATTTGCATTATCTAATGAGGAACTGTCTAGAGTAGGGAGTTGAGGGCTATTAGGGTCTTTAATAGATACATCACTTAAGTAGGTAACATCTGGGTTGTATATTGTTCCATATTGTGATGGGGCACCTTTAAATTCACCCCTAACTAATAAAGGGTAGTTGTTAGGGTAAGATATACTATTAGGTATGGTTGCTGTTTGTACAGCATTAGCATTGATATTATCTAATGAACTACTAAACAATGTTGGTAATTGAGGACTATCAGGGTCTTTAATAGGTACATCATTTAGGTAAGTGTTAGATGGGTTATACAAGGATACAGGTGATGATGGAGCACCATCAAATTCCCCTCTAACTAATACAGGATAATTTGCAGTAGGTGGTGGAATTGGTTTATCTATATCATGAAGTGGTAAAGTATTATCTAAACCAGTATTATCTAATGTATTTACCAATACACTTCCATTATTAGGTTGACCTAAGGTTTCATCTTCATAGGTACTTGTTGAAACGTTACTTTGAACAAATCCAGATTGAGGATCATTAATAGGGGTATCACCAGGAAAGCTTCCTGCACTTAGTAGGGTTTGGCCTTGTTGTAATAATTCTAATAATCCCATAATTATTTTATTATAAATATTAAAAAAAGAAAGCTCGCTGAAAGCGAGCTCTTTTTATTGTTAAGTAGCGAAATTAGTAATTTAATACGCAATAGTCTACGGCTACAGTCATCGTAATGTTAACAGCAGTATCTGCAGTGTCCCAGTTATAATCGCCAAAATTAGCATCAACTACAAACGCGCCTTTAAGAATCCATTCGCTTACTACATCTCCAACAGGTCCTAAAACATCTAATACTAAGTCCTTTTTATAAAAGTCAGAATATCCATCTCTACCTGTTACTGATTCGTGGTGTAAGCGTACCCATTCCATTACTGACTGTGCACCAGAAGGTGTAATTGGGTCAAATAATGTCATTTGTACGTTACCCCATACTGTTTTACCTTTAACTTTACGTAAAACATTAATATGGTTTAAAGTTACTTCACCTTGGGTTAGGTTAATACCATTTACACCTTTTACAATGTAACTAGGTACACCATCCATGTACAGGATAAATCTATTAGCCTGTTTTGGTTCAAAGGCTGTAAAGAATATTTCGTTTGCGTTTAATATTGCCATGTCTCTTTATTTGTTATAAATATTCAATCTTTAAAAATTATGCTGGGAAGGTAGCTCCAGTTGGTGTAATGTTGAAATCTAAGTAAATAAATTCAGCAGTTTTAGTAGGTTGTAAATAAATTTGTCCTACCATTTGATTTTGGTCAATTACTGTTGATGTATTGTTACTATCATCCATTATTACTCGGAATGCATACAAACCTTGTCTTTGTTGAACTGATTCTAAGTACGGGTTAACTTGTGCTAAGAAGTTATTTCTTGTAGCTGCTGTATTTTGTTCAAATACTAAGTTATTAGCAACTTGAGAAATGTAATTCTTAAGAGCAATTAACAAACGACGAACGTTTACACGATCTAAAGCACTTGCTCTTGTTTGTAATGTTTTTTGTCCGAATACTACTACTCCAGGTGTGTTTGGAAAGGTAGCAATTGGGTTTACTTTTCCATTATATAAAGCATCTCTATCACCTTGTGGTAAACGTCTTTCAGCTCTAATTACTTGAGATATTCCACCTCTGTTTATACCTGCTGGTGCAAACCATGGTTCAGAAACACTATCATTATAAGCATATACTCCACCTATTACGGTTGAAGCAGGTACCCAAACGTTTTGTCCTGAATCTGGGTCTTGAACCTGAACCCAAGGCCAGTATGTTGCAGCATATGAGGTATTTCTTTTAGCAGCCTCTGTAACTACAGTTGTAACACTTGGAGCTCCATATGCTACCATATCTGCTACATAAATAGCATCCCCACGGTTTTGAGTATTTGAGATAATACTAGTCATTGGAGAAGTATAATCAACATTATATAAACCAGGTGTTAATATTATATTATATTTGTAATCATCTTGGTTTGCTAGTAAAGCAATCATATCATCATAACATCCGGCAGTTAAACCTTGAGTATCTGTGATACCAATTTGATCATAAAATTTAGCATTACCTCTTATCTGTCCCGATGCTCCACCAAACGACCCAGTAGCAACCATAGGTAATGAACCTGTATATGCTGGGTCA